GGTCCCGATCCTGTGTGATCAATGTCAGCATGACCAAGAGTAATAGTAACTGTGCCACCTTCACCAGCGGTAGCGTCAGCAGGTCCACCACTTGTTGCCACGATTGTGCCAGTGGTAGCTAGGAAACCATCATCAGCAGCAGTGTCAAAGTCATAACCTTTGACCGCTGTTGTGCTTCCAAGGTCTGTCAAGTCACCAATAAGGTAATAATCAAAGTTGGTTCCATCGCCCGCAGTCACAACAGCCTTAGCTGTAGCTGTAGCAAATGTACCCCCAACATAAACAGCATTACCAACAGTCGGTGTACCAGTTACGCTGGTCAGTGTACCACTATTACTGTATCCAGTAGTATTGTTAATATCTGGAGCAGAAGCAAGAGGTAGAGCAGAGAAACCACCACCACCAACGTTAAGACGGAAGTTGTCATACAGAGCAGTGTATCGACGGGCGAAAACCTCAACGTCACCATCTGCAATCAAAGTTCCACTGTCTTTAACTTGCATCAGAATCGAGATAATACCAAGAGAAGCGTCAGCGTCAGTTGCCCACCATTGGAATGTGTCATCCCAGCTTGCAACCTTTTGACGATTTTGAATAAGGTAAACCTCTGTAGCAGTAGGAACACTACCGATAGCCTGAATAGCAGAGAAGATATGCTCTCCGTTTACACCGGCTGTTGAAGAGGTAGAAGAACCTTGACCGCCATCAGCAGTAACAGAAATAGAACCCGTTCCAGAGAATGTGTCAGTTGCAGGATCATCGGGACGAATCCAAGCGGCCAATGTTCCATCTTGATCAACATCGAAATCGAGCAAGGTTCCCGTATGAAGTGTAGTAGCCTGTGTAACCTGACGACCAATGTCACCAGAAACAAAGCTGGTGTTGTCTACATAATTAACCTTAACAACACCGTCACCAGCCACAGTTCCGGTCAAACTCCAGTCTGCGGTGATAGCACCTTCTTTAAGGTATTGAGTAGAACTACGAGGAATAAAATATTGATTTTCCATCGTGTAAGCGTTCGGCGTAACAGGAAGCATAGGGTTCCTAAAACCCATAGCAACAAATTCGTCAGCCGCATCTGCAACAGCAGAATAAAGCTGATTTGTGGTGTATACTGTTTCACTGTTTCCAGTGTGTTGGACGGTTCTCATGCCTGCGACAGCATTAGTACCTCCATTTTGGTTGTTCTCGTCGTCGAATAGGATTTCCCAATCGCCTCCAAGAATAGTAATTGAACTCATAGTTTAAACTCCTACTAAGAAAATTTGGTTGGTTAGCCTAATTATCATACACAAAAAAGGCTAAAAACTTGAAATAGTATCTTCGATCCATACCGCCAGAGCATTGAGTCCACTATTTGTTATAGTGTTACTTTGCGTAAACGGTAAATATCTTGTTACATCTAATTTAACTTTCCTTCCTTTTGGCTGGGTCAAACCTATAGATAAAGAGTTTTGCCTTGCCCGTACATAGTAATATGGCCCTTGAGAATTAACCGATGTTGTAGCCCAGCCCGTTGGGTCCGTCCAAGAAACTATATTTATTCCCTCGTTTTCATAATTATTGGTTCCGTCACTTATGTTTGGTAAAGAAGCCCAAGAGCTTCCATTCCAATATTCCCAAGTTAGAGTTGCAAATCCAGAATCTGCCGCCGTTGAAACTTCTAGCTTTAATTGATTGAATTTTTCACCATGACCCCAGTAATATGCGTCATTAGTTGTGGGTGAAGCGGGCAGAAGGGTAATGTCATTTGTTACCGCACTATTATTTGCGGTTGTTTCATCGGTAAAAACAGTTCCTCCCGAAGATGCTGCGATACCAGCCGTTGGAAAACCTTGATTACGGCAGCGAACAACAACATCAAGCCCTGCACCGAAAGCACCTTCATAGTTAAGACTAAAACTAAATGTTCCGGTTGAGTCTGCTAAACCAAACCCTAACACATCGCCTGTTGTGACTGTTCCCGCTGTTTCGTTTGCAATAACCTGAACGGAAGTTCCCTCAGTAACGCCAGAAACACTAACAGTAACAGCATCAACAACAGTAGTAGTGGCTCCAGCCCCGTTTCTTACAGTAATTCCTGAATTATTGCTAGAGTTGATTGTAACCAAGCCGCCTGAATTGTTGTAAATAGCAGCATCATTTGTTCCGTCTGCACCATAACCAGTAAAAGTATTACCGCTAAAAGCATAAGTTCCAGCGGTGTCAATCTCTATAGCGTGACCCGTTCCTCCGGTATTGTCAAACGTGCAGTTTGTAATGTTGACTAATGTAGAAACCGTAATACAGGCTACACCAGTGGCGGTATCGTGATCGTTTATATCGCAGGAATCTAGAGTGCCGCCTCCTAAATCCATAGCTGCAAGCCGCGTTATCAAGCAAGAGTTTAGTTCCGAGGCACTGGTAAGAGTAATGTCGGCAAAGTTATCAATAACACAGCTTGTAGCTAAAAAAGAACCGCTAGTTCCTGTTACAATAAGAACAGGGCGAGTATCAGAAGTAGTCGCTGTGCCTTGCCCCAAAAGAGTGATGCTACTCCAGTCAACGTCTGTTGAAGCATTTTGTAAATCAACGGTAATGTTAGACCAGCCGGGAGCAAATAAACCGTCTGGAAAAGTAATAGTTTTACCAGAATCGTTAAAAACTGTAGCAGTTGCGGAACCTATCTTGATTGTTCCGTAGTAAAAGAAAATACCATCAAGCTCTCTTACATATCCAAACCTATTGCCAATGGTTCCAAAGTCAAAGTCTGAGAAATCTTGAAAAACCCCATCTGTGTCCGCACCATCGCCGCCAACCAATGTTAAACCAATAGCTAAATCTATAGCGTCTAATCCTTGATTGGGAGATTTTGATGAACCAGTTTGGTCGTATTCTATTGCATAATAACCTACCGCTGTTAAGTTGGGAGTTCCTGTAGTTCTATCTCTAAAACCAGCAACATTAGGATCAATAGGCAACACTAAAAAACTAGTAATAGCAGGGTATGTATCTGAATATTGAACATCATAATCGTAATGAGCACCCGTAGCACTTCCAACACTTAACTCCTGACCAACATTTCCAGAGGTAGAAGATTCCAAAAGACCCGGTGTCGAGCAAACGTATTTAAATAAAACCGTTGTATAAGTGCCACCGCCACTCAAATCATCTGTAGACCCACCTTGATAGTAAAACCCTCTCTGTCCAGTCGCTCCTTTTCTAGCAACGCAAGCGGTTCCTTGGTAGAAAAAATCAGTTTCCAACGCAAAACCACCACCACCGCCAATATTATTATATCCCGTGGTTGTATCTGAGGTAGTTAATCTTTGATTTTGTGCGGTTACCGATACTACAGCCATAACTAACCTTTTCCTGTTAAATTTGGTGGTGCTTATCCTATTATACACAATTGTAAGAAAAAAAGCCGCCTCCTTCGAAGCGGCTTTCCTTGAATAATCTCTCGAAGTCGTTCTTAGAACGAGCCAGCGATGATTCTACGGTTGTCAAGGACACCGAAACCAATCTCTGCCCATCCGTAGTAACCTTGACGTTGCATACGGTGAAGTGCAGGATCTTCAAAGATTTCGACTGTCTTTTTGACAGGCATAACGAAGCTGTCGTTGGCTGACTGATCAATACCAATAACCAATTCAACGTCAGCGGACTGAATAGAACCGCTTAGGTCGTTGATAAAGTATTCTTGGTACTCTTGACCACTTCCAAACTCAAACAAGTCGTGAAGGTTTACACCAAACACTCTAGTGAGTTGTGGGCCGTCATCAGACGCGGTGTAGATTTCGCGACGAGAAACATCGTCAAGCTGATCAACACCCCAGTTGCGAATATCTTCGATAGCTTCTGGTGACATGTACATGTCTGTCAAGCGACCCGGAGCAGTAACACTATTACCACCACCGTTTCTACGCATAACAGTTTTCATCAAGCTAACAAGACGCTTGGTGAATTGTCCAGCCCCAGCATCGCCATCGTAAACCAAAATGTTACGATCAACTGCTGCGGCAAGAAGTGTGTGCCATCCATCGTCGTTGATTTTCTTCACGAATGAAGACTCAAGAACTTGCATCGCACGGGAAACAACGCCCCAATTAGCCTCACGAGCAAATTTAAGCAAGAAGTCAATCGAGCTTGTGATGCCATAAGTGTTAATCATGACGTAATCACCTTCAACGTGACGCTCAGGAATACGTCCATTACCCGGATTTGTGAAGGCGATATGATCAACTTCAGTTCCCGGTGCAAGAAGGTCAAGTGGGAATTCTGGTGAAGCTCCCGGCTCTAAAGGCATTGCCTCGTAGATTCCGCGAACAACATCACCAAACAAAACACCTTTGCGAAGTGGTGTTTCGAGAGCTTTAGCAATATTTCTTTGGGCTTCCAAAGCTACTGCTCTATCTGCATCACCGGACTGTTTTAACAGTGCGATAAACTCATCATTAGGTCTTTGAATAGACATTATACGTTTCTCCTTGTTATTTTAATTAGGCTGATTTGTTAACAGTGTTTGGAAGATCAATGTAAACCTTCGCGTAACCGTACTGATCTACATCGCTTAAAAAGCGTCCAACAATACGACTGGTTCCATCTACGTCACCATCGTCACTAGCAAGGTCACTTGATGCCAAGTTTCCACTGTGACCAAGATAAGCTAGGTCTCCAGCGTTAGGTGCAGTACCTTCCAAAGCGTCAGTAACAACCCAACCTTTGTTAAGAAGTGTTACTTTACCACCTTTTTGGATCTCGTCCTTGTACTGATTTAGGTGTTGACGGGTAAGGTCAATATCAACCATATCGTTAATGAGTAGCCCCATTGGAACTGCTCCAGACGGTAGAGCAGCATATGAAACAACGGCAGCACCGTTATCCATAGATGCACCAGAACCGGCTGTGCTGAGAGCAACTACGCCCCCACGTTCTGCTACTTCATTCATGAAGAACGAAATGTCTGTTTGCAGAGTTGATCTGTCTTGTTTAAGAGCCATGATTTAAATCTCCTTGAATTTATAAGTTACTTTGAATTTTTGTTGATGAAACTTCCGATCCAAGATTCAGCAGAAGAACGCATTAGAGCTTGCCCTTCTCCTTCATCTACTGTAGACGCAATAGCGTTTTCCTTTGGCTCTTCAGCATTTTCTAGAGCTTCCGAAGCGGCTTCAGCTTGTTCTGACGCTTCTTCTTCAGCTTGTGCTTCAAGATCCTCAGCTTCGCTATACTTGCCCTTTTTCATAGCTTCGCCATCTTTTTTATCGTCTTTTTTCTCTTCCATTTTCTTCTTGATAAAATCAGGCATTTCGGCCTTTTTCTTCATGAGGGCTACAACTTTGTCAAATGTTTCATCGTCAACATCTGCAAAATCTTCCATAGTTGCCGAAGCTGATTCAGCGTCTAGTCCAACTTCTTCAAGTTGAGCTTTACGTTTCATCATAGCTTCTTTTTTCTTCATAGCTTTTAGCTCTTCTTCCTTATCTTTCATAGCTTTTTCTTTAGAAGCAAGAGTTTCTTCTAGGGTTTCAAGCTTTTGAGTAAGATCAGCGATATTAGCTTCAGCTTCTTTCAAAGTTGTTTGAGAATCAGTTACTTGGTTAGCAAGAGTTTCGATTTGAGACTCGTACTCAGCCTTCTGTTCTGCAACGACTTTATCTTTAAGAGCTTCATTTGCAGCTTTTGCTTCTGCAAGCTCAGTTTGCAGGGTCGAAACCTGCTTTTCCAAATCACTGTTTGGCATAATATTCTCCTTTGGATTTGTTAAATTAATACTTTGTGCGATTGACTCACTAAAGTCACGTACTGAATCTTTTCCTTCCAGAATTATACTTCGTGGGTTTGCTGGTTTCGAAACGAGACCTTTACCAGAGAACGCTAAGTTTCTTAACAACCTTCCCACTCTGTAATCTTCATATTTTCCGTCTCCTCCGTATGATCGTAGATGCTTAGTGAGGAACGCGGACGCTTCGTTTCTTTTTATTATTCTTTGCTCATCGCCTTTGATTAAAGCATAATCAAAATTAGGAAAAAGACATTCCATAGAGACGTACCATTCTCCATTTTCTATTCCCGCGACTAACTTATTGATTCTTTCTCTTTGCTCTGGATCAGACCACTCAGTATAGATAACTGAAGATGTGACAATTTCAAACTGGTCAGGAGTAGATTCTCCCGCCTCAGATAGTAAGTTGCCTTCGAGGTCTACAACCCTATTTGACGTTATGTGTCCGATTATATCTTTTTCATCGTGCATAAAGTTAAAAGGTTTATCTTCAGCACTACTTCTAGCCGCCCAAGTTTCTTGAGGGTCGAAAACATCGTCGTTTTTATTCCAGCCAGTAGTTACCAAAACTGACTGCATGTAATACAAATCTAATTGATTTTGATTTTCGGCTTTTGCAATTCCAAGCCTTTCCAATTCCGAGTCTGACAGACTCTTTAATTTTGGAAATGGTATATTAGGTTCTGCCTTCTTAGCTACAGAAAAGCTGGCTATTGAATTGTTGGTAATTAGGTCTGCCAGACCGTCCTGAATCTCAGAAGCAAAAATAGGTATATTCATATTTGGTTCTCCATACTCGTTAATACACAAAAATACAATAAGAGGGATTATTTTCCCCCAAATTGTTATTTGTAGGTTGGTGATATTTACAGATAAAGATCTGTGTATGAGGTCGCGTAGACGAATTTCATCTCAGAAGATGTCAACCTTCTTGAATAGCTAGATTCAATTTGTGCCGCTTTTTGCTTACTATGACTTAAAAAAGCTTCACTAGGTTTGGTGTTTTGTTTCAATACATCTAATATAGCCTGCTCGTCTACTGGGAATAATGGTTTCATTCCTGTGAATATACAAAGTTTTAAATATTCTAGGTTATCCACTTCTGATTTACTCAACCCTCTAGCATCCTTTTTGCCAAAGTGATCGCACATTGCAGGAGTTAGAACTTTAGATATTTTATCCTGTGCATCCATTCCCCAGAGCGTCATTTCTGTATTAGCTATCGACAACATATCAGTACCTTCGGAACTTCTTGGCAATACCCTTTTTTGTTTTCTAGGAACAGAGTCTTTAGAAAGAGGAGGTCTTCCATCATCGCTTAATTTTGGAGTTTCGTCCTTTTTAGTGACATTGGGAGCACTGGGGCCGTTTGTAGAATTGTCCACCTCTGGTTTTTGATAAGGCAAGTCCAACTCGTCCATATACTCTTCTGTATCTAAAACATCCTTGGTGATGGCAATCTTAGCCATATCCTGCTTATGCTGAGGATTATAGAATGGACTAGCCTTTTGAGGTGTGTTATTATCTGACCTACGCTTCTTCTCTTCTCTTCTAACTCTAACAGACTCTATATTAGGAATTTCTCTAAATCTTTCTAAGAGCGTTTCGTCTGACAAGATTCCACGATCAGCCAAATCTAATAACAGTTTCTTTTGTGCAGACTCGTCTGATAGTACGATAGAATCGAAATGGATTTCGGCAGGAAGTCTGAATCCCATAGTTCTTCTAATATATTCAATTTCCTGCATCCAAAACCCAGTCAACACTTCTCTTCCATACTCTAGCCTTTCAACAAGAGTTTTCAAGGATACGTAGTTATTTGTATATCCACCGCTTGATCCAGAAGCACCAGTCAAAGTTGGAGGAATACCTAATCCAGCGTAAATACTTGTCAAAACTGGTTGGTACTTTTCAGAACCTAAGAACTTGTAAGCCTGAGAATTACTTTCTTTAAAAGTCAACTCTGGACCCCAAACGAAGTCCATAGTTCCACCGCCTACATTGGATGCCAATAGGTTTTTTACCTTGTCTAATCCAGCTTTTGTGGGAACAATCTTGTTATCAAAATCTCCTAAAGTCCAAAGTCTAACCTGACTAATTGTACCATCTAAAGCAGCAAGATCGGCTAACTTCATTTTCTCAAGCATTTTAATATCGTCGAGAATGGCATATATCATAGGGTTAGCCCAAACTAGCCAATCATCTTTTTTGTAATGATAAAAGAATGTGTTGTTAGGATCTAACGGTAGCTTTCTTTCTCCGTTTTTTACTCTTTCCTGAATATCTGTCGGAAGGGTTTTAAATACCGCTGAGTTATTCTGGGTGTTTAGTAGCGATGTTCTTGTGTACTTAGATACATTTAAATAGAACTGAGGACTGCCTATAACCTCACTACCCTGCTCAACATCAATAGCAACAGGGTTTAGAAAGTTGTAAGACCAAGGAATTTCCCTCTTGGGAATTTTTTCAAAGTTGATAATTAAATCTGCTCCAGCGGCACGCTTTAATGCTTCTTCTTGCTTCTTGTTAATTCTTGCAGTTCTTCTTTGTACCGCTACATTACCACATCTGTATAGATAGTTTAAGAATCTTTCCGATCTATCATAACCGCCAACGTGCGTAAACCACTTTCTGTAAAATTTTTCAATACTTTTATTTGGATGAACTAAAACCAAACCCTGACTTGCAAAATCGCTCATTAAATCAATTACATTACGGATAATTCCAACTCGGTCGTAGGATGCCATGCAAGCACCCATGATTCTCTTTTGCCTGTTGGGAATAGATTCGCCCGGTCTAAACGCATCATAATCCGATCTGTTGAAAGCAGGTCTAACGCTTTTATTTGGCTCAATATCAATATATGTTTGCTGGTTTGTAGTACCCGGAGTTCTATCGAATCCATAACCATGAGCTTGAGATCTGTAGACAGCACCATCGTATCCGTTTAAATCTTGCTGCTGATATATTTCTGCAAAGTCTTTTGAATCGCCAAAGGTTTGAAATAGAGGATCACCCATTAGTATTGTTTCCTTGTCAATGTAATTGTAATTGGATTGTCGATTACATTGATATACACAATCTAATACAAACCTCGCATTTTTTCTGTAAACCAAGCTGGGCCATGAAACAGAGGGTCATTTTTAGAGGTTCCGAATGATGGTGAGCCACTAGCAAAGCCACCCATAGCACCAGAGTGAAGGGTTGTTTTTTCGGTTAGTATACTTCTAGCAGACATATTAGCCATGATTAAAGAAGAGTATCTATCCTTTCTTAATCTACTCTTTTTACCCGGTCCTGATTTTACTTCTGGAGTATCCCATCTTTCTCGACCAGTGCTTGTTTGAGTCATTTCAATAATAGAAAGTTCGTCTTTTAAATCTTCTATTTCCATGACACAATCTTCTAAGGTGTCATATTTTCTGCCAACAGACTTGTCTACTTCTAAAGCTAGACCAAGACTAACGGAATCAAAGTAAGGAAACAAAACCACTTTATCTTCAAAATCTTTTCTTAGACCGTGGTTAGCCTCTGCAAGCCACTCATACTTTGCAAACTGACACATGCGTAAAATATGTAGACCAACATTATCATCTGTGTCTTTAGCTTTTTCTTCGATTACAGGCCAAATGGGTAGCTCTCCTTCTGGAATCTTGTCTTTGTCGTGCAACGCTTCCATAACAGCAATACCTCCACCCTGAGCATCCATAGCGATCTCAGAGCAAGGAAATGCTTTCATTAACTCTCTAATCTTTTTCGCACAGTATGAATAAAAATCATCCTCGTCTACTATCTTGGATTTTAACTTTTCCTTATGAGACTTTCTGTTGGTAGTCCAGCAGTGTACCACCTTTCTATGGTCTTTATTTACTTCCATAACGACAATACTAAAGTTATCAACCTCAGAAGCGGGGTCAACACCAAACACATGAGTTTTGCTACTATCTCCTTTAAGAGACGCTTCAAAACACACGTCTCCAGAGTGAGGGAAGCTGATTGTCTTAGTTGGATGTGTAGTACACGATTCTATCAAACTTCTTTTAAAGAAACCTTGACTGTCCGTGGTGAAGATAGCACCGTATTCCATTTGGTAGATACCCGCATGAACGGTGGCTTTTGCTCGCCCAATTTGACCAGCATCCATAAATCCAGCAGGTAATAGCTCCACAGGGATTCTTGTCACAGAGTATTGAGTCCAATCAAAGTCCGAAGGTACGCTACCCCCAAAAACTTCTTGCAACTTGCGGGTTTGACCACCACTGTTAACTATTGCCGTATACCTTTTCCAGTATTGTGAGAAGTGGTTAAAGTCGTAGTACGCAGTACCAGAAAGAATGATTTGGTTAGACTTGTCTCCGCTATTATCCTTTTCTTCTTTTTGTACTGGTATACCTAGTTCTATAGATTTTTTCTCTTTAGCTTTTTGTCTAACCTTGTCAATAGGCGAGGAAGCTACCGCTGCAAAACCAGCAACAACATTTTCAAAAATATCACGAGGTATAGAGGCAAACTCGTCAGCAATAATATCATTAGCACGTTGACCACGAATCTTACTTCCATCTCCAAGCGGAAGGCACGTTACTGTACTTTGCCCTAAGTGCATAACACATCTATCAACATCTCTTCTTGGGCCACTTCTACTGTCGCACAAATCTCTCAAAACAGGTGCGTTTTTCCATATAGTATCCATGTATTCAAACAACACTTTAGACTGTCTAAACGCGGCTCCAACAATAATAACCTTTCTTCTCTGCATAAAAAACGCCCGAAGCATAACATAAACAGACAAGATAAATGACTTTCCCATACCTCGACTTCCGACAAGCATTGGGAATTTCCTATTCCATAGTTCATGCAGAAGTAAAGATTGGAATGGTGAAAGCTGAATATTAAGAATGTGCTTACAAGCGAAAGAAAAATACTCTGGACGCATCATCAACCAAGCCAATCTAAGCATTAGCTCGTCATTTTCCCCAGCTTCTACTACAAATTCCATAGGATTGAATAAAGAACTTTCTTCTACTTCAATTCCTAGCCAAGCATCTTCTAACCTTTGCAAGTCTGTTATCATTCAAAAACCTCGTCGCAGAACCCGTAATAAACCGCCTCTGTAGCGTTCATAAACCAATCACCTTTAGCGTTTAACATCTTATTCATAGATGACATTATAGATGCTGTTTCTTTCCCTGACCAAGCCTCAGAATTACTACAAGCCTCAGCATAAATATACATCATTCTTTTGTCGCAATAATCCTCCCACTTAGCCCACTGCCTAGCTGGTATTCTATCTCTGTGACCAATACCTGTACTACCTTTATGGATCAACCAACAGCAACTAGGCATTGTTACTCTTCTATCTGCCGCTTGAGGTATCACACTTCCCATAGATGCCGCTACACCATGAGTAATTACGGTAACTGGACAGTGGCAGTGTTTTATCGCATCGTAGATAGCATAACCAGCCTCTTCATCTCCACCTATATTGAATTGATGAATTTCTATTGGCGTATCGTCAGAACTTTCTAAAATGTGAATGTTTTTGATAAAAGTATTAGCCATTCTCCAGTCTGTTCCCGGATCAGAATCTTCGGAATCATAGCTTGAATGTAAGTATATCCTTCTGTCTTTTATAGATAGGCTGTAATCATGTAGATGTTCAGCCTCATCATGGAGTTTTTTCCACTGAGGTCTGCTGTCTAAACTCATGTCCTCTCCTGTGTTAAAAGTCAAAAACTCTTTCTTTCGCGGCTTTGTCGTCAGAACCTTTATCAAAAAGCTCAGTCAACCTTTTGAAGATACTGTTTGTTACAAGAAATGCGTTTTTCTTGTTGTCGCAAAACAATATTTTGGTATCATACCAAATTTGAAACTCCATTAAACTCTTGAGCAGATACTTTCCGGTTATTCTTACCTTTCCCCTCGCGTTTTTTGGAACTGTAGAACCTTCTGGAAATCTTATAACATCACCCATACCAAACTCTAGGATCAGAAAAGAGAATGGGAATTCTTTCATTCTTTGCATTTCCTCTTGGAATGGCTTTTTCTTTTTTCCTAAGTTCATGGCTATTTCTGCAACAGAAGCCTTTCTTTCAATACACACTACGTCCTCATATCCTTTTAAGGTGTAGTCGCCAGTCAGCATGGTTGCTCTTTCCATACCCTCACATTTATCGTAAGGTGAAAAGAACCAACCATCCTGCTCTCTAGTGTCCTGAATTACTGTATACTTAGACATTAAGTTAGATTATCTCCCTCGAAAGCTTCTGGGCAATTACCCTCGCATCCATCTTCACAATCTTCAGGGGTTTTGCAATCTTCAGCGGGAAGGTCGAGATTCGCTGGCCCCCACTCCTGTGGTTCAACCTCCACCACTTCCACCACCTTTGGGATAACAAAATCAGGGTCTTGCTTCTTGGTGAATTTGATTGTATTGCTTTCTTGGTTAAGATTTACAGAAATCTTGCCTCTGTGATTTCGTCTGATGTCTGAGACAATTTTATTTAATTGTAGAACAATTTCTTTTTCAACATCGTCTGTATAAAAGAACAAATGCTCTCCTGCTTCTGCCATTAGACATCCAGCGTAAAAATCTTTAAGTTCGTTTACTTTGCTCATTTTTTATTAGCCTTTACTTTTTCTGCGAAATATGAAACATAATACTGCTCTTTACCAGTCACCTCTTTATGGCACTGATGACAAAGAGTAATTCCGTTGTCTGGGTCGTACCTAAGACTGGCTGACGACGACCACTTGATAATATGATGAACTGCCTTCCAAGTCTTCTTATTACTGTTATTACACATTTGACAGGTAAAATTGTCCCTTTTTAGGACTTCGTTGCGAAATTTCTTATATATTGGGTCGTCGTAGTTTCTTTTCATTTGCAGTCACTATCTACCATTCTGTGTACTAAGTCTTTAAAACTAACCTTTCTTTGCCAATTCAAGTTCTTTTCTGCTTTAGTGGGGATTCCTAAAAGATGGTCTACTTCTGCTGGGCGATAAAACTGTGGGTCGATAACTACAAGATTGCTCCAGTCATCAATTCCCACTCTAGCAAAAGCCACATCTAGAAAATCCCTGACTGAATATGTCTCACCTGTAGCAACTACGTAATCATCAGCTTCTTCTTTCTGTAACATAAGCCACATAGCGTTTACATAGTCTTCTGCGTGACCCCAATCTCTTTTTGCATCCAAATTGCCTAGACGCAGCTTTGGAAATGTGTCTTTTGAAAAGCATTGATCCTCTGCGGCATATGATGTTCTTTTGTAGATAACGTCTGGAGCATCCTCTACAGAAGCTATCCAAAATGGATATTCATCGTCTGATCTCCATTCCACAAACTCCCCAATCCACTTGGTGATCTTGCGGGTGACAAAGTTTTCTCCGCGTCTTTCACTTTCGTGATTGAACAAAATCCCACAACTTCCGTGGATTCCGTAACCTTCCCTGTAATTTCTTACAAGGTGGTGGGCAGCTAGTTTAGCAATAGCATAAGGACTTTGAGGAATAAACTCAGTGTTTTCGTCTTGGTATTTCTTGTTTTCTACTTCGTCATAGTTTTTACCAAACATCTCACTGCTACTTGCTTGATAAAATCTTATTTCATCTTTTCGCGGTGAGTATCTGATCGCCTCAAGAATATTCAAGACTCCACCAGCAGTAATATCCCAAGTAAGACTTGGTTGCTTGAAGCTCGTACCAACGTGAGATTGAGCAGCAAGATTGTAAATCTCGTGCGGCTCATAATCCGCTATCAACTTGTTAACAGAAAAACCGTCAGTTATATCACCCTCTGCAATAGTAATTTGTGGCAGGATGTGATTAATTCTTTCGGTTGTACTTACACTAACACGTCTAGTGACTCCTACGACTTCATAGCCTTTTTCCAATAATAATTCCGCTAGGTATGATCCGTCTTGGCCTGATACGCCAAAAATTAACGCTTTCTTATTCAATGTCTTCTTCCTCTCTTATAACTGTTTCCGGTGTTAAAAATGGCTGGTCTATCATTCCGTCTTCGTATTTAGTAAACTCACTAAGTCGCTCTTTCTCTTTGATATGGGCCAGTCTCATCTTTTCCATTTCGATTCCTATTTTGTTACGGAACATAGGGTTGCTATCTATTTCTTTGATTATTGATGCGAATGTTTGCTTTGAGTCTTCAATCGCTCTGATTCGCTGCTCTCTGGTTCCCTTCAAATCTTTTAACATAGTAGCTTTTCGAGCTTGTAAATCTTTGTAATCTTTTGAGAGGGTTTCTTGAGAGGCTCTGAGGATAGCCACCTGCCTTTCTAAGTTGATAATTAAATCCATGTCTCTTTGGTCGTTGTCTCTGCTTTTCTCAGCTAGAACGATACGCTCCGTCTCTGCTATGTCTTGTTGGTTGGATCGTTGTGATTTCAAAATCCTATTCATTAGAATCTCCAACTTGATCGTGTCAATGATTTGAATTTCTTCTGTATGAAAAACATCGTCACGAAACTGACTCCACATTTTTTTGAAGTGAAATTCAAACATTTGCAGTTCTTCTGGAGAGAATTGATTATTCAAGTCTTTGTAGTAAGGTTTCGACTTTAATTCATTGGCAACCTCAGCTTCTTTTTTTTGCTTTGGAGAAAACCCAATGTTTTTGCCTATCCAGTCGCGAATAGAATCAGGGTCTCTGTCTAATTCAATGGCGATTGCTTCAGGGGAAAGAACCTCGGCTTTCGCCTCGATAAATGCCATTTCTTCCGTAGAAAATCTACCCTTCTTCATCTTGATCCTCCTCGTTGTCGTCCATTTCAAACCTAGACTCTAAAATATCACGAATAGCTGCTATAATGTCTGCCTTTCTTTTTTTGAGCAGGAAAGAGTTCGACTTTAATTTAAGGTAATCTTTTCTCATACTGTGTGGGAGTTTCTCATCTATTAAATCTAACATCTCTTTAAAGTGTGCTTGGTTGACTACTTCTTCTTTATCATGTAGAGTGTATAGGTATTCAAAACTTAAAGGTTCTAAAATACTTTTCTTTCTGTCCTGTGCCTTTTGTGCATTTCCATGATCGTGTCTATAATAATTATCTCTTTTAAAATTCTTCAATCTATTGTTCATGTGAGTGTAAAGAAAATTCTCAAGTGGCCTAGATTGGTCATACCTAGAGAGACATTCCATTCCAATAAGAAACGCTTCTTGCTCTATGTCTTCACTTTGATAAGATGCAAAAACATATTTGTGGGCAATTTTTTTAGCAATAGAAGAGATCGTGTTGATTACATAGTCCTCGTCCATTCCTTTTGGTATTTCCATTATTTATCTTCTTCCTTGGTTTCTTCTTCGTCTTTGAAATTGTCACTACCCCACAAACCTCCTTTTGAATCAAAGATAATTGGTTTGTCTGGGTCAGGTATCGCTAACTCTTTAGCAACCTGTTTTTCGAGTTGTGCTGTTGATTTAAATCTTACATCAGTTTTAATTTTACGTGCCATAACTTACTCCTTATATTATTATAATAGGCATTTCACCAATATTCTACACACTACTCTGCTAAAATGATCTGAATACACCTTGTAATAGTCATATTTTGCGATTTTTGCACACATAAGTTTCAAAATGTGGCGATGAGGGGCGAGTCTGTTTAGATTGGATAAGACATTATGAGAAATATTTTTGAGTTGTGTTTGAACCACCCCCGCTACGTGGGATATCTTACAGATGCTAGCATTTGAACAAAAAACTTCGACAAAATGCCCGGATTGACTGGAATTCGATTGACAAGGTAGCCGATATCTGTAAAATAGAAGCATAACAAGTTAACAATCTTCCAACTAAGGAAAAACAAATGATTACTCGCAACAAGAACTTCAACGCTTTCCAAGTTATTGACAACGCAATTGACTTTGCACTATTTACATTTTCAACCGAAGCAAAGGCGATGAACAAGCTACGTCGATGCAAAGGCGATGTTACCGTGGAAGCTATCAAGGTTGATAGCAACACCTTTTTCGGTTTGGTAGCTTCGGAAAATAAATCGAAAAAACTTTCAAAATAGCTCATTTTAAACTTGAACCGTTCCGATAACTACTGTATAATCAAAGTATAACAAGTTAACAATCTTCACCGATCTTGAAAGGATCACAACAATGGCAAAAATCAACAACAACCTTAAGAATGAAGTTCTTGCAATCATCGAAGCACTAGGCTTTGATAGCTTCCAAGACTTTGCCAAGTCGCAAGGCGATGCCGAGTGGACGGCAATGGGTTTGTGGGAAGCCGATGGAATGGCAATTGCCTACGCTTACGAGTGGGAAGAACTCGAAGCGGTTGTTAACCACCTATGGGTTGACTAATTGCAACCGGATTGCATATAGGGGATTTCCCATATGGGATTTTCCCGATATGTTAATATAAAAAAATATCCGGGCCCGGCCCCGGCGTCGTAAGTCATTGGGGCATAAGGACTTACGTCAATTCGTCAAAAAATAGCTTAGAATTTTGTTTTTGAGCAGAGCAGAGCAAATACCATGCCAAAAGTCTAATGATAGCACATTTTTTTATTTTTATTTATTTTGAGAAAATTGACCGATTTTAGTATTTTAGACTTGAAACGTTTGCCGATACCTGTATAATAGAGGCATAACGAGTTAAAAACATTTTCCCCGATCTTGAAAGGATCAAAATTATGACCAAGTTCATCACACTAACCAAACCCGTTACCGTTCCTAGTCCAAATCACCCTGAAGGGTTTGCTACCATCTTGCCTGCTGGAAGGCGGTTCAAGATTACTGACCGCGATGGAATTGCCATTGATGGCAAAACCATTTTTAAACGGTTGGTCGTTGTCGATGGTCGGCTTGTCGATATCGACATTCCAGCCGATGCGGTTACTGAAAAAACTTTGGAAAACTTTAAAGTTAACTAGGGAAATTGACCTAACGTGTCCCACTAGTATGCGATAATACTAGTATAAGAAGTTAACAACAACACCCGATCTTGAAAGGATCAACACTATGAAAACTAAAACCAAATACTTAGAGATGTTCGAAATCTTCGATTGCGATAGTATCTCACACCGTCCTTTGGCACAGTTGCCAAACATGCGTGACGCTATGAACTTCGTTCGTGGTACTAGCATGGATTTGCAAATCGAATCACGATTCGTTGACGTAGACACTTTTTACCGATGCGTTGACCTACAAAAGAAAGGTAGCTAATTATGACTATTAAAGAATTAACAATCGGAATGGAAGGAATCATCGACGGTTGGCGATGGGTTCAGGTTGAAGAACTCACCGAAGATGGAACCGCTTGGGCAGTTGACCAAGATGGTGAAAGCCACGAAATTTGTCTTGGTGATTTCGATCACATTTATTAGAAAGGTTAAAATTATGATTTTAGTTTATTGCATAATGTATGCAAGTGCGTGTCTTATACTTGTGGACATGTGGCGATGTGTGCGGTAGTTGCAACGCTATTGCATATAGGACAATTCCCATATCACGTTTTTCCGATATATAAAATATCAGGGCCCGGCCTCGGCGACGTAAGTCGTTGGTATGTAAGGACTTACGTCAATTCACGGAAAAAGGTTAGAATTTCTTGATGACATATCGGATTATTGCCATATATGATTATCACTATATGTCATAATGATTAGGTTTGTCTCAGGTTATCAAACCTGATTACCTATTAGGGTCAGCGTGCCAGCAACACTGTCTAACCCAACCAAAACCGATTGCCCGGTGACCTAACGTGTCACTGTAAAAGTATTTTATTTATTTTGGAAAAAATCGACCAAATAGACTGGATTAGGCTTGAACTGTTTGCCGATATGTATATAATAGAAACATCAGAAGTTAAGAGACTTCAAACACTTTCCCGATCTTGAAAGGATCACTATTATGACTTATGCAGTACTTAACCTTGTACTATCTTGGGCGACCAAGAACATTGAGACAGCTAACCAACAACTTCGC